AACAGGTAGCGGACGACGTAGTGCATTAAGCGTGTGGAGATTAGGAAAAACAACTTCAAGCGGACGAATCATAGAATTCGGTATTGGTGGAGCACCTACATCTTTTTAGGGGTAATTTATGAACGCTAAAAAAGCGATAGGACTACAACAGAATACGGCAGTTAAAAAGGAAGCTATGATTTCAGCACTTGAAAAGTGCCTAGGAGTAGTTACTAACGCCGCACGAATGGCGCAAATTGACAGGTCAACTCATCATAGATGGTTAAAAGAGGACCAGTCTTATGCAGAACGAGTAGACTCTATTTGTGAGATGTGTATAGATTTTGCGGAAAGTTCCCTACTCAAACAAGTAAAAGACGGGAACACGACAGCAACTATTTTCTATCTAAAAACAAAAGGAAAAGAGCGTGGATATGTCGAAAAGCAAGAAGTTGAGCATTCCGGTTCTATGAATATGATAACTGCGCCTTTATCAGTCGAAGAAGCTAGACGAAGAATGAATGAAATAGAATCCGATCTATGACAGAACAGAAACTTGTATCTAGTCGATGTGTAGCGGATAATCTTTTTTTTATTCGCTACTTTTTCAAAAAACGATACAAGAAAAGTTTCGTTACAAATTGGCACCATGAAATACTATGCAATGCCATGAATAGGATACTATCAGGTGATTGCAAAAGGCTACTAATCAGAATGCCACCAAGATACGGTAAAACAGAGATTGCCGTTAAAGGTTTAATCTCTGCAGGTCTTGCAGTTAATCCCGCGAGTAAATTCATTCACCTGTCATACTCTGCCGGTCTTGCTTCTGACAACTCAGAAGAGTGCCGAGACTTCATACAAGAGCCTGCATATAAAGAGTTATTCCCTTACGTTCAACTATCAAAATCATCTACTGCCAAAAACAAGTGGTATACAACCGAAGGAGGTGGAGTATACGCAACTTCTACCGGTGGACAGATCACAGGATTCGGGGCGGGTGAACTTGAGGAAGAGTTGAACGATGCACTTGAATCTATGCCTGATAGTATCATGAATAAGTTCAGCGGGGCAATAATAATAGATGACCCTGTAAAGCCGGACGATGCAGACAGTGAAACGAAGCGCGAACGAATAAACGATCGATTTGAAACTACAATACGATCACGCGCAAACAGCAGAAACACGCCTATCATCGTAATAGGTCAAGCAGTACATGAGCGCGATTTGATAGGCTATTTAATGGCAAATGAGCCTGATAAATGGGAGCTAATAACACTTCCGGCGATCTACTATGATGACGGTGTAGAAAAGGCACTTTGGGAGCATCGGCATACTTTGGAAGAGTTGCACAGGTTGAGAGACAACAATGAATTTGTTTTTGCTACTCAGTACCAACAAGATCCTAGACCGAAAGAAGGTATTCTCTATCCAAAAGATGAATTGAACTATTTCAACATTGAAGATCTTCGTATAGATGATGCAGACGGCGTTGTAATGGTGGGAGATATTGCCGACGAAGGTGACGACTCACTGTCTATTCCTGTCGGGTATATATTCGGAAACAAAGTGTATATTGCAGATGTGATATTTACTCCGGAACCGGTAGAAATAACCACTCCGAGAGTGGCTGAGTTCATAAACAAACATCGACCTGATAAATGCGTATTTGAGTCGAACAACGGCGGTAAACAGTACGCTCAGGCAGTGAATAAACTAATTACTCATAGAGTTCCTGTGAAGTGGAAACCAACGACACAGAACAAACATACTAGAATATTGATGAAAGCTGGAGATATAAAACAAAATTTCTATTTCAGGAATGACGACAAACGATCAAAAGAGTATATCAAGTTTATGAGTGAGTTATATTTGTATCAGAAAACAGGCAAAGTGAAGCACGATGACGCACCAGATGCGATCACTATGATGGCTGAACTACTAAATCAGAAAAGAGGGGTAATGTTATGATTCAAAAAGACAATCTGTTTCAGCTTATAACAGCTAATGAAGCAAGAAGAAACAGACAAGTAGAGAGTGAACAGTACTACCGTGGAAAGAACACTTTCATTGAAGAGGTAAAAAAACAGATAGCATTGCAGATAGGTGGAAATGTTGTTCCGGTTGAGAATCCATATACGGCAAATTTCAAAGAGACCAGCGGATATTATAAACTGCTAGTAGATCAAGCCGTAAGCTATTCGGTTAATGGTAAAATGCAGTGTGCCGTTGGTGGTGTTGACGTTGAAAATATCATGGGTAACAAATGGAGGTCAGTGCTTCGGACTGTTGCGAAAGATGCAAGGTTAACAGGTTTCGGAGTAGTTCATTTTTATCTTGAAAAAGGTAAAGTTAAGTTCAAAATGCTCCCCGCTGAGCAGTGTATTCCATGTTATGAATATGACATATTGACGGCTATGGTTAGAATCTACAAGATCAACAGAAAAGGCAAAGAAGTTTCAATACTTGAGTACTGGACCGCCGAAACTAAAACGGTATATGAGCGTCCAAAGGGTACGGAATGGGTGTGTGTTGTTGATGCAGAACCGCAGATTGTAACGACTACGTATTACGGATCGTATGCTCAATCTGAAGAGTCTAGCGGTTGGGGTGTTGTACCATTCGCAGTACTTCGGAACAATGACGAATACTTGCCAGACCTGAACGCAATAAAGAGTAAAATTGATGCTTACGATGTTGTTTCCTCTGACTATATCAACGACCTTATAAATCATGGTTCGCCTTACTTCGTTCTGAAAAATTATAATTCTACGAATCAAGAAGAGTTTGATAAGTTCAAGGCTAATTTCGTTAAGTCTAAGGTTTATTTCACTGATGAAGATGGTGGAGTTGACATTAAAGCTTTGGATATTCCGTACGAAGCTAGAGTTAAGAAGCTTGAGAACCTCGAGCGCGAGATATTCCTATTCGGTATGGGTGTGAATGTTTCAGCTATGAAGGGAGACATAACGGCAACTGAGATCATGGCAGGTTATGACAATCTAAATTTGAAGGCACAAGAGTTTGAGGGGTGTATAGTTGACTTCATTGATGATGTGGTGCAGTTCGTGAAGAATGGCACTGGAATTACTCAAGAACTGTTACAAATAGGCACTTCTGAATGTACGTTCGTACATCCTATGGTATTCGATGAAAACAAAAAGATTGAGCTTTTGCTTCAGTCTAAAGGATTCCTTTCGCAGGAAACACTATTGAATCTTGATCCGAGAGTACCAAACGCAGAAGAGGAACAGGAACGGCTCGAAGGAGACATGAACAATCTGATTGAAAAATATACGCCTGTTGTAGGGGTTGACGATGGCGAAACCAACTAAAGAAGATTGGAAGAAGCTCGATGCAGACCTTGACGTAATGGTCAATGCGGCGGAAGGTAAGATAGGCAGGCTATACGCTGAACAGTTGCGAGACTTTCGTGTATATCTTGCAGGTCTGTTCGAGAAGTGGGGCGAAGATGTCACCGGTTGGATAAGCCCGAAACGGCAGGAGCAACTATCAAGAATATTACAGGATAAGACAGGTATTTTATATGATGGAGTAAAAGACATCATAGAACCTGCACTATCTGGGGTTTATACGGCATCTTTCGCCGCTACTCTTCCTTTGGTCAAAGCGGCGCTAGGGACTACTATTCGTGGGACGTTAAGCACGGCGGCGGTTGATACTGCTATTAAAACGCCTATGGGTGGGCTGACTATTGATATTCGTCTCGACAAATGGAAAATAGACACTGCAACGCGAATACAATCGCACGTTGTAACCGGTTTGCAGCGTGGCGATGATTACCGTAAAATATCGTCAGGTCTGAAAGATGTATTCGGGAGTTCAGCTAATAACATGGCTACGATTATAAATACTGAAGGGCACAGAGCAGAGATACAAGCAGGAAAAGAGATTGCAGAAAGAGCAGTAAAGCAAGGTGTGAAGGTTCTTAAAACGTGGGTCAGTATGAGAGACGGTAAGGTTCGTGATTCTCATTCAGAGCTTGACGGAACGACTATTCCTTTTGATGATAAGTTCATATCTTCCGCCGGTGGTGAAGGCGATCCGGGTGAGATGGGAACGGCTGAAGATGATATAGGGTGCAGGTGTTTACTAGCTTATTCGGTAGATAAATCGTAGGTTTATAAAATTAAACTGT